GCTCAACCATGCTGACTGGCGCGCAGGGCGACACCTCTGCCGCTTCTACCAGCGGCAAAACGCTGCTCGGTCAATAACGGAGCGCCGGTCGATGCCAATGACGAACGAAACCCTGAAAGAGCAACTGACGAAGCAGCTGGCGCAGCTGGAGCAGGAGCGCGAGACTTTCGAACCTCACTGGCGCGAACTGAGCGATTTCATCATCCCGCGCGGCTCCCGCTTCCTGACCAGCGAAGCCAACCGCGGCGACCGCCGCAATAACAAGATTGTCGATCCGACCGCCACGATGGCAAACCGCACGCTGTCGAGCGGCATGATGTCGGGCATCACAAGCCCGGCGCGCCCGTGGTTCAAGCTGGCGACACCAGACCCGGAAATGATGGATTACGGCCCGGTCAAACTGTGGCTGGAAACGGTGCAGAACCGCATGAACGACATGTTCAACAAGTCGAACCTGTACCAGTCGCTTCCGCTCGTTTACTCCAGCCTGGGTACGTTTGCCACTGGCGCGATGGCGGTGCTCGAAGATGAAGAGGATGTGATCCGCACGATGCCGTTTCCGGTTGGCAGCTATTACATCGCTAACAGCCCGCGTCTCAGTGTCGATACATCCTTCCGAAAATTTTCTATGACCGTGCGCCAGCTGGTGCGCGAGTTCGGCCTGAACAGCGTCAGCAGCAGCACTAAAAGCTCGTTTGAGAACGGCAACTATGAAAAGTGGGTTGATGTGGTGCATGCCGTCTACCCGAATATGAACCGTGAAACGGGCAAGATGAACGCCAAGAATAAGGCTTTCCGCTCTGTCTATTTCGAGGTTGGCGGCGATAACGACAAAGTACTGCGTGAATCTGGCTATGACGAATTCCCTATCATGGCGCCGCGCTGGGAAGTCAACGGTGAGGACGTCTACGGATCATCCTGTCCGGGGATGATTGCGCTCGGCCAGGTTAAAGCGTTGCAGCTCGAACAGCGCCGCAAGGCGCAGCAGATCGACAAGCAGACTAACCCGCCGATGATTGGCCCCACCTCGCTGAAAACGCAGCGTGTCTCCCTGCTTCCCGGCGATATCACCTATGTCGACCAGGTGACTGGTGCCGAAGGGTTGCGCCCGGCGTACCAGGTAAACCCTAACCTCGGCGACCTTCTCGGGGATATTCAGGATACGCGGCAGCTCATCAACAGCGCCTATTTCGTCGATCTCTTCATGATGCTCCAGAACGTCAATACCCGCTCTATGCCGGTTGAAGCCGTTATCGAGATGAAAGAAGAAAAGCTGCTGATGCTCGGCCCGGTGCTCGAACGCCTCAACGACGAATTCCTCGACCCGCTCATCGACCGCGCTTTCTCAATGATGGCGCGCAAGAACATGCTGCCGGAGCCGCCGGAAGAAATGCAGGGGATGCCGCTGCGCATCGAATACATCTCGGTGATGGCCCAGGCACAGAAAGCGATCGGGCTCAGTAGCCTGGAGCGTTTCGTCGGTTTCGTCGGCAATCTGGCGAACGCCAAACCGGAAGCGCTGGACAAGCTCGATGTCGACCAGGCCATCGACAACTACGCCGTCATGTCTGGCGTATCACCGACCGTTGTCGTACCGCAGGAGCAGGCGCAGCAGACCCGCAACGACCGCGCGCAGCAGCAACAGCAGGCTATGGCTATGCAAACCGGCATGGCAGCAGTGCAGGTCGCTAAAACCCTCAGCGAAGCCAAAACCGCCGATCCGAATCTTCTCACGGCTCTGGCCAGTGCAGTCGGAGGCCAGCAGCAATGACTGATGCATACGACATCTACGCAGAAGACCAGCCGACAGCTGAGCAAATCGCCCAGCAGAAAATCCGCGAAGAACGAGACGCCGATGATATCCGTGCCGTGATGGGCACCGAGTCAGGCCGCCGCGTCATCTGGCGCGTGCTCTCTCAAGGCAAGCCGTTTTCGACGACGTTCGCGGGTGATCCATACGTAACCGCATTTAACGAAGGGCAGAGAAACATGGCAGTCGTGCTGATGACGCACGTCATGACCTGCTGCCCGGAATTGTATCTGAAGATGGCCGACGAGGCCGCCAAACAGGAGTGACCATGAATCTGTTTCAACGTCTCTTATTTCGTCGCCTTTGCAATGAGCAGCCTGCCGACGGCGGCGCTGGCGGCGGTGGCGCACCATCTGATGCCGCTGGCGCAACTGCAACCGATCAGAGTCAGGGCAATGCAGACCAGCAGCCTGGCGCGCAGGCAGAAGGCCAGTCTCAGGATCCGGCAGAACAGAAAACCGATGACGGCGCAGAGCAGCCGAAAAAGGACGAAGAGAAGCCGGGCGAAAAGAAAGACGAAACCAAAAAGCCCGAAGGCGCGCCGGAGAAATATGAGCTGACTGCGGGCGATGGCGTCGAGCTGGATGCCGCGGCGGTGAAAGAGTTTGAGCCGATCGCGCGTGAGCTGAACCTCAGCAACGAGCAGGCGCAGAAGCTGGTGGACGTTTATGCCTCAAAAATCCTGCCGCTGGTTAATCAGCAGCAGCTCGCTGCCTGGCAGAAGCAGGGCGAAGAGTGGCAGGAGGCCATTAAGGCCGACAAAGAAATCGGCGGTGACAAGCTCACGTCGAGCATCAGCGCAGCGCAGCGCGCGATCGACCAGTTCGGCACTCCCGAGCTGAAAGAATACCTGGAAGCGTCCGGGCTCGGGAATAACCCCGCGCTGGTGCGTTTCTGCGTACAGGTCGGTAAAGCCATGTCCGAGGACAAGATGGTTTCCGGCGGTCATGTCAGCGGAGGCAATGACCTTATCTCCGCCTTTTATCCTGAAAAGTGAGGTATGAAAAATGGCTTTAATTGGTCAAACGCTGCCCTCGTTGCTTGACGTATATAACCGTACGGATAAGAACGGGCGAATCGCACGGATCGTTGAGCAGTTGGCTAAAACCAATGATGTGCTAACCGACGCGATCTATGTTCAGTGTAACGATGGCTCCAAGCATAAAACAACAATCCGCGCCGGTATCCCTGAGCCGGTTTGGCGTCGCTACAACCAGGGCGTACAGCCTACTAAAACGCAGACTGTGCCGGTTACTGACACCACCGGCATGCTCTACGACTTGGGGTTTGTTGATAAAGATCTTGCAGACCGTTCCGGTAATTCTCAGGCTTTCCGTGTTTCGGAAAACATGGGTAAGTTGCAGGGGTTCAACAATAAAGTTTCCCGTTACACCTTTTATGGCAACACTGATGCTGAGCCGGAATCTTTCATGGGTCTCGCGCCGCGCTTCAACACACTGAACACCAGTAAAGCAGCCAGTGCCGAAAACGTATTTAACGGGGGCGGTACCGGTACTACCAACACATCTATCTGGTTTATGTCATGGGGCGAAAACACTGCTCATATGATCTATCCGGAAGGTATGGTTGCGGGCTTCCAGCATGAAGATCTTGGTGCCGACTTGGTTGATGATGCTAACGGCGGGAAATTCCGTGCATACCGCGATGAATTCAAATGGCATCTCGGCCTGAGCGTTCGTGACTGGCGTGCAATTTCTCGCATTTGCAACATCGACGTCACCACTTTGAGCAAAGACGCATCTGCTGGTGCCGATCTCATCAGCATGATGGTTGATGCCTACTATGCGCGTGATGTAGCGATGCTTGGCGATGGTAAAGAAGTCATCTATTGCAACAAAACCATTCATGCCTGGCTGCACAAGCAAGCCATGAATGCCAAAAACGTCAACCTGACGATTGAAGAGTTTGCCGGCAAGAAAGTGGTTTCTTTCCTGGGCATCCCGATCCGCCGCGCTGACGCCATCCTCAACACCGAATCTGCCGTGACTAACTAAGGAGAGAATCATGTTGCTCGATCAGCAGGCTTTATTCTCGGCAGCGCAGGCTATTACGGCCACTGCTGCTTCTACCAATGTTATCGATACTGGCTCGGCGAAGGATGTCGGTAAAGGCGGTGACGTTCCGCTGCTAATTCAGGTTGTTGAGGGTTTTAACAACCTGACCAGTCTGACCGTAGCGGTGCAAACTGATGATAATGCGGCGTTCAGTTCTCCAACTGACGTCATCTCAATGGTCATCCCTGTGGCGTCGTTGGTGTCAGGATACAAAACACCAGTAATTACTCTGCCGATGAAGATGGAGCGCTATGTGCGTCTCAACTACACCGTAACCGGCACTGCGCCAACCACTGGCAAAGTGACTGCTGGCATCGTTGGGGGGGTTCAGACAAATGTCTAAGTACATCGTTAAGGCCCGCTCATTCATCAATGGGCGGATTTATGAAGCCGGCGAAGAAATCGACTTCGAAGGTAATGCGGGACATAACCTTGTCGCAAAAGATAAGGCAAGTAACGAAGACAGACCGAAACCTGTCGATCCTGACGCCGATAAAATCCTCGATGATCTCCGCAATGAGTACATCGACCTGTTCGGGGAGGCGCCTCATCACAATGCGGGAGCCAAATCGCTACAGGAAAAAATTGACGCCAAGAAAAAAGAACTTGGCGTTTGATAAATAGCCGGGGCCATTCGGCCCCGTTTTTCAATGCGGAGATACGTCATGAAAACAGTGAACATGAAAACCGGCACTGAAGCATTTGAAGGTGATGACGGTCAGCCAGAGACTCGTGATCAGTATCCATGGGGGCTTCGTATCACTCTTGATAACGATTCTCTCATGAAGCTAGGGGTTAAAGCTAAATCTCTTCCGTCAGTTGGGGAAGTAGTGGCAATTATGGGAATGGCAAAAGTCTGTTCAGTTTCTACTCGAAGCACTGATAGCGGCGAGGACAATTACGTTGAACTGCAAATTACCGATATAGGTTTGAACCCGCCGAAACGCGATGATGCTCAGGAATTGAAAAGTGCATTTTACCCTGATCAGGAAGGTGAATAATGGCTTCGGCGGTTGAAATCTGCAACCTGGCTCTGAGCAATATCGGTAGCCGCAGCATCAACAGCCTCGATGAAAAAAGTAAAGAGGCCGACAAGTGCAACCTTCATTTCGAATCGTGCCGCGATGCTGTCCTGGCAGATGCCGAGTGGAATTTCGCCACTAAGCGCGTGGCGCTGGCCGATACCGGCAGTGCGCCGCCTGACTGGTCATATGCTTATGCATACCCCACTGACTGCCTGCGCATCATCGAAATCATGCTGCCTGGCGTGCGCTATCCGACGTCTGCGATGCGTATCAATTACGAGACGGGAGTCAACGATGCGGGCACCGGCAAACTTATCTATACCGACCAGCGGGAAGCGCGGCTGAAGTACGTTTCTCGCATTACCGATGTGAATATGTTCGATCCGTTGTTCCAGGATGCTCTGGCCTGGCGGCTGGCGGCGGCTATCAATATGCCGTTGACTGGCGATGCCAATCTGACGCGGTTTTGCCTTCAGATGTACCAGAGCGTCATCCTGAGCGCCGGATCTCACAGCATGAATGAGAGCCAGGAACCGCAGGAGCCGGATAGCGAATTCACGACAGCGAGGTTGTCATAATGCCTATCAGCTGGATTCAGCCGAGTTTTGCCGGGGGTGAAATTGCTCCGTCACTTTACGGCCGCATTGATATGGCTAAGTACCAGGTCGCGCTGCGCCGCTGCAGCAATTTTATCGTGCGGCAGTATGGCGGGGTAGAGAACCGGCCAGGCACGCAGTTTATCGCGGCGACAAAATACGCCAATAAAAAATGCCGCCTGATCCCGTTCCAGTTCTCCACTGTGCAAACTTATGCGCTGGAATTCGGCGACAAATACATGCGCGTTTTCAAGGATGGCGGGCAGGTTCTCAGCACGTCGGGCGCTGTTTATGAGATTTCCACGCCATACGCCGAAGCTGATTTGTTCAGGCTCAAGTTTACGCAGTCAGCTGACGTCCTGACTATTGTGCATCCAAAATACCCGCCAATGGAGCTGCGTCGATACGCGCATGATAACTGGCAAATAGTCGCAGTTCAGACGAAGAATGGCCCGTTCGAAGATATCAACGTCAACGAGTCCATTAAGGTTTATGCGAGCGGGTCCACGGGGAATATCACTCTCACCGCCAACTCAGCAATATTTGGGGCAGAGCAGGCGGGTAAGCTCTTTTATCTTGAGCAGACGTCCGTTGACTCGGTTCCGGTATGGGAAACCAGCAAGGACACTTTGGTGAACGATATCCGCCGCGCCGGTAGCAATTACTATCGCGCGAATACTGCGGGAAAAACTGGCACACTGCGACCTTCTCACACACAGGGCATGTCCTGGGATGGCTGGGGAGGAACCGGCGCAGACGCCACCGGCGTTCAATGGGAATATCTGCACTCGGGATTTGGCATAGCGCGGATAAACTCGGTATCCAGCGACGGATTAATCGCTAACGCCACGGTGATTTCTTACATCCCGAACCAGGTTCTGGGTGCTGCAAATTCGAGCTTTAAGTGGGCGCGCTACGTCTGGAATGACGTAAACGGCTACCCCGGCACCGTTGTCTATTATCAGCAGCGGCTTTTCTTCGCGGCGAGCAGTGCGTACCCGCAAACGATATGGGCCAGCCGTACCGGCGATTATAAGGACTTCGGTAAAAATAACCCTGTACAGGATGATGACCGCATTATTTATACCTATGCGGGCCGGCAGGTGAATGAGATCCGCCATCTCATAGACGTCGGTTCGCTGGTGGCGCTTACGTCCGGCGGCGAGTACATCATCACTGGTGACCAGAATAAAACGCTGACGCCGAGCGCATTCGCATTTTCCTCACAGGGATCGAATGGATGCAGCAACCTTCCCCCAATTGCCGTAGCTAACATCGCGCTATTCGTTCAGGAAAAGGGCAGCGCCGTCCGCGATCTGGCCTATTCCTTCGACGTTGACGGGTATCAGGGTAACGACCTCACTATTCTCGCCAACCATCTTTTTCAGAAGCACAGCATTGTCGACTGGTCATTCAGCACGGTGCCTTATTCCGCCGCGTGGTGCTGCCGAGAAGACGGCATGCTGCTGGCCCTGACCTATCTGAAAGACCAGCAGGTATTTGCCTGGGCGCCACAGCCTACTGACGGCTATTTCGAATCGACCTGCTCAATCAGTGAAAGCCAGGAGGACGCCGTTTATTTTGTTGTGCGCCGCGTTATTAACGGACAGACGGTGCGATACGTCGAGCGCCTTGCCAGCCGTCTCTTTACCTCCACAGAAGACGCGTTTTTCGTCGATTGCGGACTGAGCTATGACGGTCGAAATACCTCGTCAGCCACGGTAAAAATCACCGGCGGAAGCGGATCCTGGAATTACGAGCAGTTGTATACCCTCACAATGACTGGGGGCAGCGGATTTACTGCGTCAGATATCGGCGCGCAGATCCAGATCCCCTACGTTGGACAAGACGCCGAGGGCAATCCGCAGAACATGGAATTGCGTTGCAATATCATTGAGCTCGCATCCTCAAGCGCCGTAAAAATCATGGCAAGCCGCAACATCCCCACTGAGCTGCAAGGGGTGGCAGTACAAAACTGGCAGATGGCTCGACAGACATTTGCCGGGCTGAACCATCTGGAAGGGAAAACGGTAAGCATTCTCTCTGATGCGAACGTTGAGCCTCAAAAGGTCGTAACTGGTGGCACAGTTACCCTCGAATCTCCCGGCGCGGTAGTGCATATCGGGCTGCCTTACACCTCCCAGATTGAAACGCTGGACGTCAATATCAACGGGCAGGAAACGCTACTCGATAAAAAACAACTCATCACCTCGGTTTCTCTGGTGGTAAACGCCAGTCGCGGGATATGGGCCAGCACGCCAGGCGGTGACTGGTACGAATATCCACAGCGAGAATTCGAGTTCTACGATGATCCGGTTGATGACGCAACCGGCAAGGTGACGCTGAAAGTAGACAGCACGTGGGGACTCAACGGGCGAATTATCGTGCGCCAGCAGGACCCTCTGCCGCTTTCAGTTCTGGCTCTGATCCCTGTTTTGACAGTAGGAGGCCGCAATGCTTGATGTCCGCGTGGTTCCCGCTGAACAGCGCCACATTGAGGAAATACTGCCCAATGTCCGGCAGGCTGACATTGAGGAATTCCTCGCCATTTCCGGCCAGACACCGCGCGAAGTAATGGAGCACGGGATCCGCATATCCACCTTCTGCTGCGCCGGGATGGTCAACGAGAAAGTAGTAACGCTATTCGGCGTAGCGCCTGCATCTATCCTGAGCGGACGGGGAATTCCGTGGCTGGTTGCCACTGACGATCTGCAGAAATACCAGCGCCCGTTCCTGCGTCGCTGCCGCCACGTAGTCAATGCAATGCTGATGCCTTATCCGTATCTTGAAAACTATGTTGACGAGCGGAATCACGTGGCGAAAGCGTGGTTGAAATGGCTCGGTTTTCATCTTGAAGATCCGGCGCCCTACGGCAAAGAGCGGCGACCATTCCATCGCTTTTACATGGAGAAAAAATAATGTGTAACCCGGCCATCGCTATGGTTGCTGTCACCGTTGCATCGGCGGCGTACAGCGCGTACAGCCAGAACCAGCAGGCAAAGTACGCCTCTAAGGTAGCAGATCAGAATGCTGACGCAGCCGAGAAGCAGGCAAATGAGGCTATCAACAGCGGCAACGCCCAGGCGGATGAAATCCGGCGCAGAAACCGTATTGCTCGCGGTAATCAGGCTGCAACTCTGGCAGCGAGCGGCGCGGATTTAGCCAGCGGCAGCGCTCTCGACATGTTCGGCGATACTGCTCAATTCGGGGAGCTTGACGCACTTACGACGGTAAACAACGCCACCAGGCAGGCATACGGCATGCAGACGGAGGCGGAGAATTACAAGTCACAAGCCAGCGCCAGCCGGAGCCAGGGGAACATGGGGGCGTTCTCAACGCTGCTGACTACGCCGCTTAATGCCTATGGCGCTTATAAGATGGGCGGCGGCACGTGGAGCCCGTTCACCCAAAGCAAGGCCGCGCCGATTAGCGCCGCCGTCGGCACACCTACCGGGCGTTAAGGAGAGCATTATGCCAGTCGTACCAACCGTAACCGGTCGTCAGGTTGAAAGCCGCGGGTATTCCTCTCCTGGTTTGCAGGCAGTACCGCAGCCAAACGTTGGCGACGTGATTGCCGACGCCTCGCAGAAATACGCTGGTGCCTACGCGGAGGCGCGGCAGCGCGCTAACGTAGCTATGACGCAGGACGCGAGCCTGCAACTGGATGCCGTAGGCAATGATCTGCTTAATAACCCTGACAGCGGATTTATGAATCTCCAGGGCAAGAATGCGATCGGCAAAAGCCAGGAGTACACCCAGCAGTTTGACCAGCAGGTTGAGCAAATTGCCGCCCGTCTGCCGGACGAGCAGGCGCGCAATGCTTTCTTGCAGCAGGCCCAGCAGCAGCGGATGAGCTTCACCACTCAGGCCGGACGGCACGAAGTGGGGCAGGTGCGGCAGTATGAGGCCGGCATGCAGGAAGCCACGCTGAAAACGCTCACCACGCAGTTCATGAACCCAGAAATGGCTAACGTGGCCGGACTGACGGCCAGGAACAGCATCATTGCCTATGGCAAGGCCCATGGTCAGAGCGACGAAGAGATAGAGCAGAACTGGATTTCGTGGCGTGAAAATGCGGCGAAAGGCGCATCAGAGGCATGGTACGTGCCCATGTACCAGCAAATGCTGGGGCCCGGCGGCAAGATTCAGGTGACAGACACCCCGACGGAAGCGCAACTTTTTTCCGCGATGATATGGAATGAAAGCGGCGGCAATCAGTACAGCAAAGACGGCGCGCCGCTGGTTTCCCAGAAAGGCGCGGTAGGCGTGGCGCAAGTGATGGAGGATACCGGGCCGGAGGCTGCCCGACTGGCGGTGGTGCCGTGGGATCGTGAAAAATGGCTGAATGACCCGCGCTATAACGCAAAACTTGGGCAGGCTTATTTTGGCGCCCAGATGAAAAAATATGGAAATAACCCAGTCCTGGCGGTGGCAGCATATAACGCCGGACCCGGCGCAGTTGATGGCTGGATTGAGAAAATCGGTGATCCGCGTACAGGTGCCGTAAGCAATGAGCAGTTTGCCGCAGCGATCCCCTACGAAGAAACCCGTAATTACGTGGCGAAAGTGACGGGCAGCGCGGCGGCTATCCCCGGCGATGCGACGATGGAGAACCTGATTTCTCAGCCGTGGTGGAATGCCATGAGCCCGGCCAGCAAATCTCAGATGATGAGCAAAGTAGCGGGCCTCTATGACATGCAGGCGTCTGCCGGTCGCGTGGCGCTGCAAAGCCGGATGCAGGATGATCTGGCTCGCCTTGAAGCTGGCCAGCCGGTTCAGCCTGTCAGCGCGCGTGAGTGGGCAGCAGTGATGCCGCTGCAGGCCGCCCCAGCAGAACGCATGCAGATGGAGAAAACCTACCAGCAATATCAGCAGGCCATGACCCTACAGCCCGTTTACCAGTCCATTACGCAGGGTAACGTGCAGCAGGCGACGGCGGCGGTACAGGCGCTTCGACCGCAAGATAATGATGCTGATTTCAAATATAAGCAGGAAGTGTACGCGACAGCACAGTCAAAACTGAACCAGGTATTGAAGGCTCGCGAGTCTGATCCGGGAACCTGGCTGCAACAATATTCCCCGGTCGTGCAGAGCGCGTTTTCTGAATACCAGAACAACCAGGCGTCAGGTGAATATCTGGTGTCGCGCATTCAGGCAGAGAAAGACCGTCTGGGCATCCGGAGCAAAAAGGTTCTTCCTGACACGATGGTTAACAGCCTCCTTGAGCGAATCGATAACTCTCAGGAATCAAGCGTCACTGCGATCCAGTCTGTGGCGCAGTCGTTCGGGAAATACTCCGATCAGGTGATGCAGCAGGTGCAGAAAAATGCCTTCCCGGCGCTACAGGTTGTGATGGCAACTGAAAACCCGCGTGCGGCAAACGCGCTGTGGCAGAACCGCGGCGTTAAAACGGCTGACCTGCGGGGAAGCTTCGAGAAGCCTGATGCTGATAAAGCTGATTCATCGTGGAACGATCAGGCCAAAGACTTTGCCAGCACGATGGTTGTCCAGCCCGGCGGCACTGCCGTTTGGAACAACTTCAACGAGCAGGGCAAGCGCCTGACCTATATCAACATGCAGCGCGGCATGTCGGCCTCTGACGCGGCGAAACAGGCCTACCAAGACATTCTGGGTGAGCAATACCAGACAAGCGGAACGTGGCGCCTGCCAAACCGCACCGGGCTTGATCTGCGCGACGTAACCGACGGCGCAAATGCCTACCTTGAAAATCTGTCATCCGAGCAGATTATGCCGCTGATTGGCGACCCGCGGCTGCCAGAATCGGTCAACAAAGAGCAAAGCCTTTCTCGCATCAAAGAAAGCGCGCAGTGGGTGACTAACAGCAATGAAAGCGGGCTAACTCTGATGATGAATGGCCTGCTGGTGAACGGTGCCGACGGCAACCCGATCACCGTTCCATTCAGCGACCTGGCGAAACTCGGAACAGGAACCCGATCGACGTGGAACAAACTGACCAAATTCATCGACACGCCAGTGAAATATACGCCTGGTCAGTCGAAAAATTACAGCGTAGAGAGCCAGCGCGAAAACATTCTCGACATCCTCCAGAACGGCCAGCAGTCAGGACGATAACATGCCAATTTTTACAGAAGATCCGGGCACAGGCATTAACCAGCCCATCAGTAACGCGCCTGCCGGTCTGGGCGAATCGCTGCTCTCATCCTTGCAGCAGGGATTTGAAGAAGGCCCGGTCATGTCGGGTGTTCGGTTCTCTTCCGCTGACAGGCTGGCAAACGATCCAAACTCTGCAATCGTCAGCAAGCAGGAGGCTGACGAGCGGCTCAAGCAGTATGGTGTCAAAAGCATCAACGTACCGGATGGCGGTGTAACAAAAGCGTTTCTCGATCACGTGGTGGAAGAGCGCCAGAACTCGCTGGCTCGTCAGCAGATCGCCATGTCTGCGCCGAGTGGCTGGGCGGCGACGCCGCTTAATTTCGCGGCCAGTCTGGCCGGCTCGATGGCAGACCCCGGAAACGTGGCGCTGGCGCTGGTTCCTTTCGCTGGCGAGGCGAAGGCGGCATCTGTCGCGGGGCGGTTTGGGGAACGTCTGTTTGCCGGTGCGCGCATGGGCGCAGCTCAGGCCGTGGCGACAGTGCCGTTAACTGCCCAGGCGGCCGCCGCCGGCGGGGATGACTTTACCTACGGAAACGCTCTGGAAAGTACCTTTTTCAACACGATGGCGGGCGGTTTGATGCATGCAGGCGGCGGTCTTATCGCCGACCTGGTGCGTGCGCGGAGCCCTTCAGGAGCAGGAAATGATCCCGCCGCGCCGCTGGCGCAGGCAGATATTCAACCAGAAGCTCAGCCAACTCCGGTCATAACGCCGGACAACATCCCGTCTGGTGTAAATATCCCTGAGCGTGGCACAAATGCTGATTTGGCTGCCGCCATTTCCAGCGATGCTGATAGTTATGCGTACAGCCGGGCTTATGATGACGTTGTGCCTGAATACATGGCGCGCCAGCAGGATCTGCAATCAGGACAGATTGATAATGTTGCAGACCTTCGCACCGAGCTTTCCGCCAACCTGCGCCGCGCTGATGAATTAGAAGCTACCCTGCAACAGCGTACAACGGAATACCAGGGCCAGCGGATGAAGTTTAAGGAAGCTCGCCGTCTGGCGCAGAAGGATATTGATGCCGAGAAGGCACAGATCGAGGCCCGTAATGAAGAGATAAACCAGACGCTTCAGCGTAATGCCGCCGCCGAGCAGGCGCGTGGCCGACAGACCCAACTTTCCCGAGGAGAGATACCAGACGACCTGAAAGTTACCATCGCCGAGCGCGCGCAGCAGATCCGCGACGGCATGCAGATGTCGCCGGTCGCCGGTGCAGTGCGCACCGCCGCCAGTGCTATCAGAGAAGCAGACTGGAGCGTTAACCAGCAGGCTTACCGCGCCGCGCTGGCACACATGATGGAAGGCCGAAGCCCGGACGTTGAGCCTTTCTATGAGCTGCATAAACCGGCGCTGCGCGAGCGCGCTATTCAGCGCATACAGAACCCGGCGCGGCAGGTTGATGAAACGGCCCGCCCGGTGAGCGAAACCGCCGATCGAATTTATCAGGACACGCAGAAAGCAGATCATGAGCTTACATCCGCCGCAGCTGACCTTGAGAACGAATTCAATATCAGCAACGCGCTGCTGGATGATATCGCGGTGGACAATCCGGAGCTCGCGGCCACGATGCGCGAAAACCTCAATGCTATTCGCGCCGAGGCCAGCGACAATAGCATGAGCAACGCTTTCCGGGCCTTTGCTGCCTGTATGATTAACCGGGGGATCTGATGGCTGCCAACGAATTTCTGACGCAGTGCGAGCGCACCGTTAACGCCGCCGCTGGCCGCGAGCTGTCGGCAGATGAAATGGAAGGGCTGGTGCGCGATATGCGCGACACCACAAACCGCATTCTTGCCAGTAACGAGGCGCTGTCACTCGAAGAGGCGGCCATGCGTGCCGCCGAAGAACTAAGTAACGCTGACGTGCTGGCCAAACAGATTGAAGCGCGCAATAAAGCGATTAATACCCGCGTGGCGGCGCAGCGACTCGGCGAGCTGCGCACTGTCTGGAAAGACCGCCCGGATATAGGTCTTGAGGCGATACTGGTAGGGCGTAACGATGCACGCACCGGGGCGCGCCGGTCGGTATCCTCAGAGGTGGCGCAACTTCGCGGGAAATATCACGCAGGCATCAATTACGATTTCGACCGAGCCGGGCTGGTTAAATTCATCGCCAGCGGCAGCAACGACCGTGAAATCGCTGACGCAATGTGGCGAATTGGCCGCGGAGAATCTACCGAAGGAATGACGAAACAATCAGTCAGTGCGGCGCAGATTATCATGAAGTGGCAGGAAGCGGCGCGCATCGACGAGAACCGCGCTGGCGCGTGGATACGCAAAGAGCCTGGCTATATTGTTCGACAGTCGCATGACATTATGAAGATCCGCGCTGCCGGGTATGATGCCTGGCGCAATGCAATCCTGCCTCGCCTCGATGAACGCACATTTGATGGCGTCGCCGACCGAGATCAGTTCATGCGGAACGTTTACAACGGTCTGGCCTCTGGCGTTCACCTGACATCTGAAAAGCCAGACTGGATGAACGGCTTCAAGGGTTCGGCAAACGCGGCGAAGCGCGCCAGCCAGGAGCGCGTACTGCACTTCAAAGACGGGATCTCCTGGCACGAATACAATCAGCAGTTCGGCACCGGAAGCCTGCGCGAAGCATTATTCGGCGGTCTTAACAGCGCGGCGCGGAATACAGGAATGATGCGCATGCTGGGAACCAATCCCGGCAACATGTTCAAATACCTGACTGACACGCTGGCCGAGGACGTCAGCAAGTCAGGAAACCCGGCGGCGCTGGCGGACTACATGACCAAAGTTCGCCGCCTTAATCGCACTGTAATGCCGCAGGTTGATGGCTCGCTGAATATACCCGGCAGTGTCGGCTGGGCCAACGCTTCCGCCGCGGTGCGCGGCTGGTTGCGTATGAGCCAGCTCGGTGGCGCCGTTATCTCTTCATTCAACGACGTGCCGATCGCAGCTACTGAAATGCGCTACCAGGGGCAGAACTTTATGCAGGCGGTCATCGGCGCCATGAAAGGGCGTTTCTCCCGGTATAACAGCACAGAGCAGAAAGAGATCCTGTCCTCCATCGGCGTTTATTCTGACGCCATGACACAGGAAATCATCCGGCGCATCTCCGGCGACGACTCGCTTACCGGAAAAATGGGGCGCGCGCAGCAGCTGTTTTTCAAATATAACCTGATGAATTTCTGGACAGAGAGCGGCCGCAATTCCAACGCCCTGATGATTACCAGCTGGCTGGCTAAAAATGCCGACCAGGCTCACGCCAGCCTGCCGGAAGACCTGCGCCGCGTGCTCGACCTCCACGGTATCGGTGACCGGGAATGGGAAATTTTCCGTAACATGGACATGGCCGACAGCGAGGGGCGCAAGTTCATGACGACCAGCGGCGTCCGCGGTGTGCCGGATGACGTGATTGCCCGTTATGTTGAAAGCAAAGGCCTGAACCCCACGGACCGCGCGATCGCCGATGCGCGCGACCAGCTCGAAGGCCAGCTGCGCGGCTATATCCTCGATCGCCTGAACATTGCTATGTCCGAGCCAGGCGACCGCACGCAGGCGTTTATGAAGATGGGCACCGTACCCGGAACCGTGGCGGGCGAGGCGATCCGCTTCGCTGGTCAGTACAAATCCTTTACCACCAGTTTCATGCAGAACGTGCTCGGGCGTGAGGTTTTTGGCCGCGGGTATACTCCGGCAGGGCTCGGTGAATCGAAAACAACCTCGCTTACCAATGCGCTGATGCGTAACGGTAACGGCGCTTTCATGGGCGCTGCTAATCTCTTTGTCTGGGCGACGCTGTTTGGCTACGTCTCAATGCAGACAAAGCTGATGCTGAAAGGGCAGACACCGCGCCCGGCAGATGCGAAAACGTTTCTCGCCGCGGCGGCCCAGGGGGGCGGCCTCGGTATCCTCGGAGATTTTATGTTCGGCGAGGTAAACCGGATGGGGGCAGGCCCGGTAACGTCTCTGATGGGGCCGGCGGCGTCCAACGCTGACAGCATCATCACGTTGCTGCAGCAGACGACGCGCGGGGAGGCGGATTTGGGCGACTGGTATCGGACGACGCTGGACAACACGCCATTTCTTAACATTTTCTGGCTGCGCACGGCGATGAACGGTTTGATCCTGAACCGGATACAGGACTCTCTGGACCCCGGATCGCTTGAGCGTTATCAGCGCCGCGTAGAGCGGGAGCAGGGCAACGAGTTTCTGGTGCCGCCGTCACAATTCATGATAGGTAAGTAAGCGATGGAAAAAATTAAGTTTTTGGCTGTGTACCTGTTCATGGTGACGTTTTTCCTTTACCCGAGCGTAACCATGTTGTTTTTCGATAAGTCGAAAATTACAGCAATTGATTTTCTGCTGATCCTCTTCTTTTTCTTTTGCGGCATTGGGTTATTGGTTATGGGCTTCGCAAGGCTGCGAGAGTTAACCCGAAAATAGTGACATGTCACGGGCCGCAATGGCGGCCCAGGTATTACCAAAAATCATTACCCAATGCTCCTTTTCAGGCTCAGTACGCAGTAGTCAAGGTGAGTCTGAATATCGCTAATGGAAACCTGCGTGCTGGTGACGTAGTTGACCAGGGCGACGAGTTCCGCCGCAGCTCCGCTTACGTCATGACCGTCCTTTTCAAGCTCTCTGATAAGCTCCATTAGGTGCGATTTTTCAACCAGTTCCATGACACCTTTCGGGCTATTCAGCGCTCCCAACCTTCCCTCATCAAGAGGGTGATGATACTGCGACATGCCACCTCCTTCATCTCAATACTGTATATATATACATATATCAGAAGAGCTGTTTTTACTCCAGAAAAATCACCTTACCTATATGGTAATTTGTTTCATTTATCACGGTAATGATAATTCATAATAGAGTTGACAGGCTATAGAATGCTCATAAGCATAGCGCGCAGGGCGCGGCCATACTGGAGCTGATGACATGACCGTTTCAACCGAAGTGGACCACAATGACTACACCGGCAATGGGGTAACCACGGCCTTTGACTATAATTTTCGCATCTTCAAGAAGAGCGATCTGACAGTAACGGTGGTCGACCTCAACGAGAACATTACAACCCTTGCGCTGGATACCGACTACACGGTCACCGGAGCGGGAACATATTTCGGAGGCAAGGTTAACCTTGCGAATCCGCTGCCAAATGGTTGGAAAATCTCCATAGAACGCAGCTTGCCTGTCACTCAAGACACCGATCTGAGAAACCAGGGAAGCTTCTTCCCAGAAATTCATGAGGATGCATTTGATAAGCTGACCATGCTAATTCAGCAGGCGTTCAATGCGTTCAGGTTGTCTCTGCGTAAGCCGTCAAATGTAGCGAACTGGTATGACGCGCAGGGCAATTACATCCGCAACCTAAAAGACCCTCGCGATCCCCAGGATGCGGCCACCAAAAATTATGCCGATAATCTGGTCACTGGTAATTTCAACCGCACATTACGAGTTCCTGACTCGTTTATTCCGCAACTGCCACCTTTAAGTGAACTTGAGGGAAAAGTGATCGGCATCGTTGGGGGCAATCCTGTTGGCCTGGTTCCAACTTCAGGTTCTGCAACCGACGTTATGATTGAGCTCGCCAAGCCGACAGGGGCCTCAAGAATTGGTTTGCCGGCTGGCGGAAATCTTGCTGACAAAATCAATTCAGTGAGCGTCGAGCAGTGGTCTAATCTGGTTGGTGTAGGTAATGACTGGACAGCTGCTATTCAGGCCGCTATCAACTATATGTACGCTGCAGGTGGCGGGATTGTTGAACTTAAAGCGAAAATCTACTATGCGGCGAATCTGGTTCTCAAACCCAGGGTCGTGCTGCAGGGGCCATCTAAAGAGTCAGCGATGATAAAAGCCCCAGACGCATGGAACGGTAACGCCGTTATTATGTGGCAGGGCTACCTAACCTACAAAACAGATAGCGCCACCACGGTAACTCCAGGGTGCTTCAGCGCTGGACTCCGGAACATTACCATTCATGGTAATAAGCAAAACTTTGCAGGCACCCCATCCCAGACGGTAGGGAACGGTGTTCTGGCTGCCGGTGCTAATATCATCCTTGATAACGTTAAAATCATTTACGCACCTGCCGTAGGTCTGGTTACACTGGACTGGGGAGCCAACCGCACTCAGTACCAGTCCGCAGATCCTGACCGCGGCTGGGCCCATATTGGCATTATTCGAGGTATCCGTATTCAGTTCTGTGGTAATGACTGCTGGCACTGCGAGGCCCAGGACTATTACCTTGACGATGTGGAGATTGTTGGCGCGGGTGATGGTTTTACATCCTCCGTTGACACGTTCTCTTTCTGGCAGACAGATGAACTGGTATCTAACTTTCGGGTCTGGAGGAATATAGATATTGGCTTCTTCCACAGCTACGGTAATTATAATGGATACGGCTTTGTCGCTGGCCCTAATACATCTACATTTTACATTCGGGTTAAGTATGATGGCCTTATAGCCGAGTCCTGTTTAATAGCATATTGGTTCAAGAGCAGTTCATATGTTCAGGGGTCTAAACTCGACGCGCATGAAATATCGCAACATAAGTTAGTTTCTAAACACACTGGAAGCTATCCAGCAGCTTGCATTGTAGAGTGTAATTCTCCCCGAGCCAGTAATTTTGGAAGCATCGAAATAGTTCAGAACACTAACGATAACCCTCCTGTTTCTTATTGTGGAGTCGGGCTTTATCTTGGTGGCTCGTACAATACGGTTGAGTGCTATAAATATTCTCGTAGCCCAACTATCGCAGCAGCATATAGAGGCACGGGTTTAGTTCTGGAGGGCGATAATAATCGCATCGCGTCAGGGATGATTAAAGGATTCTTTGACATAGACAGCCGAGGAACTCCGAGCACCGGAATCGTTGCAAGTAGTGGAACGCACTACGTTAACTGTAGTCTTGGATTCGGTAACACAGGAATCCGCCTGATCGGAGGGCACCTGCAGGGTGAGATAAAAAACATGGGGAATCTTTCAACCTGGCAAGTCGGGATGGAGTCCGAGACCACATTCGCCAGGTCCATGTTGAAGCTTTACTCGAACACGAACAGCAATCACGGCGTAGTAAGGGGCGCAGCCGGTGCAGTATCTACTGCAACCACTAACGTCCAGCAGATACAAATAACCGGGCTCGGACTTCCTTATGTGCCAGCACCCGCCGAAGTAACGCCTCACCTTGTGATTGACGCTTCAGGAGGTAGCTCAGTGCCACCACAAGCAGATGTGGTTTTATACATTCCGGCGCTTAGCACTGTTAACACACTTACGTTTCAGGTGAGACTGACCAATACTACAAGCCCAATGCAAGTAACCGTTGGGGCCCGGCTTAACTAAAAAAGCCCCGAAAGGGGCTTTATTTCAAAAATCTTACATAGACGTCTTTACCATCTGTGAATGATTCCCATCCAAGTCCAGAGCTTAACTGCTTAGCCATTTCGCCAACATTAAGTTTTCCATTGAATTTGTACACGCTCTTTCCATTCATTTGCACGTAGCAATATGCGTATGTGTACCAGTTGCCAATGTTCTTATTGACAATGTATTTTATAGATTCTCGCTCACCTGTTATCTTTTTATAAACTGGTGTTTCTGCAGAATCACCTGAGAGATATAACTTGCCGCCTTGTGGAACTGTCACCTTTGAATTTATATCATTTAATACTGTGTTTTCATATTGCCACTGGCTTTTTGCTGCCGCAGTTACGGCCTGAGAAAATGAAAAACAATACAGTAGAGGCGCAATCAATAAAGCAGTGGCAATATATTTATTAACATTGCTGATAGAAACGATACCACAAACGCAGAATATAATGCATGTCACACCAATCATTGCTCTTGCCTGCATTGGAGCTGCTTTTGTTATGAAGAACATAGCGAAAGATACCAGCAGGGCACAAAATAAAACAACAACATAAATTGATTTTTTTAATCCTCTTCCAGTTACTACGAAGCGAACAGACCAAAAAGTAACCAAAATAAATGGCAGGCATAACGAGTAAATCCACTCACTAGAAGCAAATTTCCCCAAGAATGAAAAGAGCCATCCAAAATTGTTGTCTATCGTTTCAAGTAACCCATCAAGTGAACCTGCGCCAATTGCGGCCTGATATTCACCCTTCGCAAAGTGGCTGTATATTGTAAATTTGTAAATCGGTATTGATAGTGCCGCCCCTGCTAACGAAGGGACAACCCAATTGCCTGGCTTTCCAGAATGCATTGAGCCAATATATCTAAGCAGAGCGCATGCAAAAAAGGCAGATATTGCGGCCTGATATGTAGACAGTGCCATCAAGCAAAAAAGTAAAGCAATAGAGGCGTTCAATAACGATTTCTTGCCTTCCTCTATAAAAACAAAAGGCGTTACAGCAAATAGAATCGCCGATGACATTATGATTGAGTCATAATGATAAAGTAAGTTTTGAGTGTAAAACGGGCTTACAAATATGAGCGAGGATGCAATGGATGCTGCCCATGACGTTTTCTGTAAAACATATCTACAAATTAAGTGACATGTTACCGAGCATATCAGCATCACCAGGACATAAGAGTAAGGCGACAAATTGTTTATATTGTCACCGAAGCTGGCAATGTGCATGATTACATCAGCAAGAGGGCGTCCATCCCACGACCACCTGAAGTAATTATCCTTCATGCGAACGAAGTCATCTCTGTATGGCATTCCTATTGAAAACAATGGAATCATGAACATTGCCAGAAATAATGAGGGTCTCCAGTTAAATGATTTAATCACTTCTTATTCCTCAAAATATAACGCGGGCGTTTTTTAACCTCAGTGTAAATTCTTCCGATATATTCACCCAGAACACCTATCCCGATCAGCTGCACGCCACCCAGAAACAGAATAGAAACCAGTAGAGATGGATAACCGCGAACAGGGTTCCCAAATGCCAGCGTGTCGACAATCATCCATGCGCCATAGAGGAACGAAAGCCCGGCCACGATCAGGCCGATATACGTCCACATGCGCAGCGGGAAAGTTGAGAAGCTGGTAATCCCTTCCAGAGCAAGGTTCCAGAGCTTCCACCCGTTGAATTTGGTACTGCCGGCAACTCGTTCTGCGCGAGAATACTCAACCACATCGGTGCGCCCGCCAACCCATGACAGCACGCCTTTCATGAACAGGTTACGCTCGGGGAGTAGCTTAATATTCTCCACCACATCCCGAGACATCAGGCGAAAGTCGCCGACATTCTCTTCAATTTGCGGATTGCTGATTTTGTTGTGCAGCTTATAGAACATTTCGGCGCTCTTGCGCTTCAGACGGCCATCTGTAGAGCGATCTGTGCGTTTAGCCAGGACGACATCTGCGCCAGCCTGCCAGCGTTCTATCAGCTGTGGAATGATTTCAATGGGGTCCTGCAAATCGACGTCGATTGGAATCACTGCGGCGCCGGTGGCGTGGTCCAGTCCCGCAAATAGCGCTGGCTCTTTACCAAAATTGCGAGTGAAAGATAACGGTACGACAAGCTGATCTGAAACGGCCAGAGCGTTGATAATGGACTCTGTAGCGTCTTTGCTGCCGTCATTGATGAACACGATTTCCACCTCAAACGATTTAAGCGGCTCATATTCTCTGACGGTTTTATAGAAAATAGGGATAGTGTCTTCTTCATTGAAGACAGGCACGACAAGTGAGATCTTCATTTTGCTTCCCTGAAAACGATGAATTTCGAATAGATAAACCCGCACACCAGGCTGATAGCCGAAAACACGATCAGTGTCATCACTGGCGGGAGAGAGCATTTGTCAGCAGCCCATCCGACAGTCGCGCTGAGCGAGCCCATGAACCCCACGTAAAGCATGTAGCGCGTCGTCGTGGTAGAGCTGTTGAAGGTGAATCGAGCATTAGCGAAGAAACTGAAACTGACCGCGACAACGAAGCCGCTGAAGTTCGCCAGAGCCTGGCTTGTGCCTAGCGCATAGAAGCAGGCAGCGAACACCACCCAATGTATTAAGGTGTTTAACACACCTATCGTCATGTATTTAGAAAATAACTTAAGCACTTTTTCATCCATAAAAACGAAAATAATACTTTATCACCTTTAAGGTAATTTCGTTAAGAGCAATCTTAGGTAATATTATCCGTATGTGGTTTATTGTGTATCATGGACTCACCAACTAAGGGGGTTCTTATGCACATTAAACGGTGGTTCCAATGTCAACCACGATGACAGCAGACACGCTAAATCAGTCTCTTAGCATTGGTGCGCTGGCTTCCGTGTTGGCCGGAGTGCCTCCGGAGGTGGCATTGGGCGCGCTGGCAGGCGCGGTAATATTTGTTACATCGGCGGTTGAGTACCCTATAAAAAGGCGGGTACTGCTGGCTGTTCTCAGCTTCCTCTGCGGCCTTCTATTTTACAAAGCAACAGCGGCCATCCTCATTGGCATAGCCAGCCTTATTCCGACGATTACGCAGGACTCCTTCGAAAAAGGGATAGTGTTCGCCGCTGGCGCTTTCGTCTCGTCCATTGTGGCTGTACGCATTGGCATCTGGCTCTATCACCGTTCTGAAAATCCACGTGACCTGATTCCGGGGAGAAAAGACGATGACCAGCCCTGAAATGCTGCTCCTGCTTAACGCCCTCATCTGCGCGGGGATCGCAATCCGCGTCCTGCTCTTCCGCCGGGAAGGCGCGCGCCATCGCTGGTGGGGCGGGTGGCTGGCTTACATCGTAATCGTTGTGGCCGCCAGCGTTCCTGTGCGCACGTTCTACGGCTATTACATCCTCCCTGACTGGTCTGACGTAATTATCAAAGCGGTTTTTCTGGCTGCGCTGATAAAGACGAAAGGCAATGTCGTTCAGATTTTCAAAATATCGAGGTCCCAACATGGACATTAAAACGTTCCAGAAAGCTGCTGGTATTTCCCCGGAAATGGCCGCGCGCTGGCAACCGCATATCGTTGCAGCAATGGCTGAATTTGGCATTAAAAAGACAGTCGATCAGGCGATGTTCATTGCGCAGGTAGGGCATGAGTCGGCTGGCTTCACTGCGCTGGTGGAAAGCTTCAACTACAGCGTTGCTGCCTTGCGGATCACCTTCTCCAATCGCCTGTCGACGGATCAGATCAACGCGCTTGGGCGCAAGCCTTACGAGAAGTCTCTGCCGCTGGAGCGCCAGCGCGCAATCGCAAACCTTGTATACAGCAAGCGCATGGGGAATAACGGGCCCGGAGATGGCTGGAATTATCGCGGGCGCGGCCTGATCCAAATCACCGGCCTGACGAATTACCGCGACTGCGGAAACGGCCTCAAAGTCGATCTGGTGTCTCAGCCTGAACTGCTGGCGCAGGATGATTACGCCGCGCGCAGCGCTGCCTGGTTTTTCGTGAGCAAAGGCTGCCTGAACTACCCGGGCGATGTTACGCGCGTAACGCAGATCATTAACGGCGGCCAGAACGGTATCGACGACCGGCGCGCGCGGTTTAACGCGGCATGCAAGGTGTTGTGATGGCGGCGCTATGGGTTTTTGTCAAAGCATGGTGGAAACCGTTGCTTTTGTTGGCGCTGGTAGCGGCAATCGCCATCGGCGCCCGCATGGCATGGGTGAACCACGGAAAGAATCAGTATGCCTCCGGTTACGCGAAGGCACAGTCAGACCAGAAACAGGCTGATGATAAGGCCAGGTCACAACGTGATCAGGAGAAAACACAAATTGAACGTGAAGCACAATCCCGTATCGATGCTGCGCGTGCTGATGCTGAGCTTGCTAATTCTGCTGCTGGCAGCCTGCGCGCCGAGATTGACAAAACCAAGCGACTTGCCGAACACTATACCGGCACTTTCCCCACTGGCACGCCAGCCAGCAAGATCATCAGTGTGCTTGCCGACATGCTTGAAGAAAGCAACCGAGCTTACGTCGAAACAGCAGAAGAGGCTGAGCGATACCGTGATGCTGGATCAACCTGCGAGCGGCAATATGATTCGCTGACGAAACAGGGCACATCTTCCCGGTGACGGTATCAAAGACGGTATTAAAATTTTCCCTTAACCGTATTTCCTTTCTATACAGGCAGTTATCTTTTTAATCATCAATCACGACTCTATCGTTTACAACCCGGTGGTCTATTACCCGGCCCCAAAACCGACCGGACAGATCTCTCAGAAAGTACTCGACGGTTTGTTGAATTACACCAACGACAAACTGAAAACCGCGGCGGCGAGCCGTAAGCCGCTGGTGGCGACGCCAGGGCCGCGCAGCGTGATTTTCCGCGGCGCGATTACCGCCGTCGACAGCAGCAAAGAAGGGCTGCAATTCTATGAAGTGTTGCCGATTGCGCTTGTCGTGGCCGGAACCCAGGTCGCGACGGGCCATCGCACCATGGACACCAGCCTGTTTTTTGAAGGCGAGCTGATTGACGCGGCGACGCAGAAAACGGTCGTGAAAGTGGTGCGTAAAGGCGAGGGGAAAGATCTCAGCAACGAGAAGACCCCGCTGACGGTCGATAACCTCAAGCAGGTGATCGACGATATGGCGACCGATGCGCGCATGTTCGATCCCGCGCCGAAATAATCCGTACAGAGGGAGCCTGGCTCCCTCTTTTTTATCCCGCCCGGCGCGCCAGCAGCGCGTAGCTTATCCCGCCAGCCATTAACCCCCAGAATGCCGACCCGACGCCGAGCAGCGTGACGCCGGATGCCGTCACCAGAAACGTTATCAGCGCCGCGTCGCGGGCGCGCTCATTCGCCAGCGCCTGGTGCAGGCTGCCGCCAATGGTGCCGAGCAGCGCCAGCCCGGCGAGGGTTTGCAGCCACGGCAGCGGCAGGGCGGTCATCAGCGCGCCGACGGAGCCGCCGCATACGCCCGCCAGCAGATAAAACACGCCCGCCATCGCCGCCGCTATCCAGCGTTTTTCGCGCTCCGGG